GCCGACTAACTTTCCCTATACACCTAAATGTAGAAAGGAGTTGTGTGTCGTCATGAAACACCAGGAGCAGTTGCTTGAGAGAGATTTGGGGGTACCGGACGATTTGTTGTATCATGCGTCCAATTACATGGTATATCCCTCCGACCCACGTTGGGTTGGACTTGGGGACTATACCGTAGCATACCCTTTATACTTCAGTGGAATGGGATCTAGACACATGACTGTGTCGGGGGTTCCTAGTACACTGGGGTACCAGATTTTCGATTCTGACGTTCGGCCGGTTCCTTATTTTAATTATTGCAGGAACCAGAAGCTCAGATTAAAAGCGTACCCCGTAGGATACTGGCAGGGCTATTACAATAATGGCTCCGTCGGTTACCCGTTCTGTAGATTTGGGTTACCTACAGGCACTACTGTGCCAAGCGTTCCTGAGCTTATCGATTGGTCAGAGTCTGCAACAGCTTCGTCCCGCGCATGGTGGGAAATGCAACCGCGCTTCCAAGGCGATTTCGATGGGCTCAATTTTCTTTTCGAGCTCAAAGATTTCAAAAACATCGCCAAGGGGATTTCTGCACTACGACCCTCTCAAATAGAGGGATCGTTAAAACGTGCTAAATCCATGATCAGGAGCGCAGAACGAGCAGTGCGAAATGGCTCTACAGTGAGTAGGGTTGTGAGCACGGCCAATGCAGCCACTAGACTTGCGTCCGAGGCCATCCTCATTAAGCATTTTGCCATTGATCCAACGGTAAGAGACTTGATGAACCTGCATGGTCAGCTACAAAACCTAGTAAGTGACGTACAGCATCGGTTCGCTGAGAAGGGAAATTCTCCTAATCGGCGACACTACTCGGAAAACATCCGAGAGGAAAAGTCTCTAACTCCGTACAGGAATTATTCATCCTGGCAGCAGAAGGGGACTGACCTGGTCGACCAATTTACGGCGACCATGGAGTTCACGTACGATTATAAAACACGTGGGCTTACTGACGCTCTCAAGCGTTACTACGGACTCGAGTTGAACGCGGGGGTAGTGTGGAACGCGATTCCATTCTCGTTCCTCATCGATTACTTCATTGGAATCGGTGATGCTATCAACCGAATGGCGACGGACCCGAACGTACTGCTGAGCATGTCTCAGTATTGCGAATCGAGATTGGTCAGAATAAAATCTGGCCTGCTCTTCAACGGGTTGTGCGACGCGAAGTACCGGTGGGTCGTGATAATCAACGGCAAACCGGCCCTCGATCGGGATATCATCTGTGGTTACGAGGGGACTCTCTACGAACGCCGCGTGGTTCCGCCCAGAAAGGGCATGGCTTTGCCACGGCTTAAAATGCCGTCGGTGAAGCAAGCCTTGAATATGGTGGCGCTCGCAAGGTGTTTTTGGGGCTAAGAAAGTTAAGACTCCGAATCCTCATTCCCTTCCAAAAGGAGTGGGGCGTCATACGCGGACGTAAAACGCTTTAAACATATATAAATTGGAAGGAAACAAAGACCATGGGCCTCTTTAGCAATCCGATGACTATCAACGACGGCACTGGCGACCGGATATTTTCTTTTCGGTCACAACGTCCCGACAACCGCTCTGTGATCGGTGACTACATCGAGGATGCGGCAGCTTCCGCCGCCAATTCCTTGATCACCGTAAAGCACGATCTCCGTGCTACCACAGCGTACCGGGCTCTCATCCAACGTGTTTACAAGCTTGCGCCTGCGGCTGGGGATGGTACATTGTACCAGATCACCCAGAACTACACGCTGGTAGCGTCGCCTCTGTTCACAACGGCTGAAATTACCCCGGAGTTCACCCTTTTCCTGGATGCACTGTCCGAGACCGGCGTTCTCGCCGGCCTCCGCGCGAAGAAGATTTAACATTCGCTAGGAGGAACATCATGGAACGTGTGTCCCAAAATGTTTTGCCGTTGGTTAGGATAGCACTTGATATCATCTTTGCTATTGCTTCGGCCCTTGGCTGGAGGACTAGATGGTTATCAAAACCCACCAGTCCGGAAGAGCCAATGGAAACACAGGACGTTCCTGTGGCGGAGTCAGGTCGGCAGACCAAGAGGAAGTAAAACCTCCTGAGGTACCGGTAATTCGGGATCTTGCGGGGAAGCTCCTTGACGACGTACATAACCAACTCCCCTCAGTGTATAGGAAAGCTGACTTTTTGCGTGATAAAGAAACATTGTCTCGCAGATTGGACCGCGAGGGATCGACATTTGCAACGTCGACTCTTCCCGCCATTTTCGACGGAGTAGTAAATATCCTCGAAGGTGGAGCAGCATCCTTCCCAGGGTTCAAAACAAGAACCCGTAATGGGATCACCTACCCGGTGGTTTTGTCCGGACTGGTGAAATGCGTGCTTGGTCACCCTCACACTGAGATTGGGCAGAGAGCAATGGAGAGTCTGTATCAGATCTCCTATGCGTTTAAGAAAGTTCTCGGCCCCTACAAACCGGATGTACTCTACAAACAGCTTTACGAGTTCATAGAGGTTGATTGTGAGCTGAAGTATTATGATTATCTCAGCGAACCTCTGAG